CCACCATGGCAGAATCATAGATCCCCCGACGCCCGCGACGCCGCCGACGCCCGCGACGCCCACGACGCCCGCGACGCCTGCGACGCCCGCGACGCCACCGACGCCCACGACGCCCGCGACGCCTGCGGCGCCCACGACGCCAGCGATGCCACCGACATCCCCGCGCGCCACCATGGCAGTATCACAGCAGCACTCCGTCGCGCGAAACTCCGCCCTTCCACGCGAGCCACGTTACAGCCTGCATGGCGTGCGGTGCAACGTGCTCCGCGTCGGCGGCAAGGCGATACGCGTCAGCAATGAGCGCGTACTGGTACTCTGTCACGCGCGCCGCGGCCGCACCTTCGCCCCGGATCACGCCGCGTTCCGCTCGCGCAATGCGCACGGCATGCCCGTCCACGCACACGGCGCGATCGTCCCGTCCGGTGAGGCAGAGATAGAACGCGCGTACCTTGGGTCCGCCTAGGACGTCGAGCGGATCGCGCCCCTTCAGGCAGGCGCGCGCCTTGCGCACGTTGTCCGTGCTATAGGTCGGGATACTGACGCGCTCCCGGCGCGCGAGGCGCGCGACGCAGTGCGGCACCAAGTCCCAGTTCATGCCGGGCGATATCGCGGCGGCCGCACCGATCGCCGCGTCGGGCCCTACGCGCGTCCGGTCCCCGATGTCAGCCAGGAGCGCGGCCGCGTCGGGATACCAGCGCAGTCCGGCCGCGCGCGTCGCATCGTCGGCGCCGTACCATACCCGCAGGATGTTCACCGCGGCAAGGCGGATTTGTTGGTCGCGCGTCATTCGCTGATCCCGCACGCCTTGAGAAACCGGGCGCGATCGAACCGCGGGTTACCCTGTTCGAACAAGTCCGCCAAGTCGGCGGCGAGCAATTCCACCGCGATGTTGCCCTCCGATTCCGGGGACAGCGGCGCCGCGTCCGCTACGATATGCTGCCGGACAACGGCAGCGATTGCCACATAGTCTTTACGTGTCATTGGCGTTACTCCCTCTCAATTCCAAGCTTGGCACGGATCCGGCCGCGCGTCAAGCCCCAGCGCGCGCCGCGACTGCGGCGGGGACTCCGTCCAGGAGCGCAGCGCGCACAAAGGCTACCTGATCCACCGGGAACGTGCCGTGCGCAGCGAAGTACTCCACCTGCCCGAAGGTATCCATCCACAGGCAGGCTAGCGCGGCCGCACTGGCGCCCGCGGCGCGCGCCTGTGCGACTTGCTCCCGCGCCGTGCGCACCTCGCCATCCCGGGAGAAGTCCGCGCCTAGCCGTACGTGCGTCGCATCGTGCCACGCGCGAAACGCGATGTTAGCGGCTGGACTACCGTAGATCGTCGCGCCGCTGCCGCCGCTGTAGACCGGCAGGGGGCATCCGGGCAGGCGCGCGGCCGCTACTTGCAGCGCGGACCAGTCGCCCGGCGCGCCGCGGATCGTGCCGTACCATCCGCCCGGCAGCGCAGCGCGCGCCATGCGGAACGCGAGGCGCGCTAGTTCGGCGCGCGGGATCAGGGTGTCAGCCATTCGTCACTCCTCTGAGAAGTCCTCATCATCATCGTACCAGTCGCGCGGGTAGGCCATGGCGCGCTACTCCCCGCGGTCGACCGCGGTTAGCAGGACGCATTGCGCGCGCCTCCGTTCCTTGAGCAATTCCGCCGCCACCACGAGGCACGCCGTGCGAGACTCGAACACGAAGCCAGTTCCGCCCAAATCGGCCGGGAACGGCGTGCCGCCGATCAGGAGCAGGTACAGGGTAAGGATCTTCATGGCCATCACTCCGGCGCCGCGGTGCCGCGCCGGCCGGCGAAGTATTCCTCGGTCTCCCATCCGGCGAACGAGTCACGCGTCACCGGCGCGGCTAGCACCGGTATGGTGGACATCGGAACGGCGGGCAGGCCGAAGGTGAGGAGCGGAGCGGCGGGCGCACCGCGCTTCGGTTCGGCGGCGGGCACGACGCCAGGGCCGTACACAGTGACCGAGCCAGGGCGGCGATCCTCGGCGCGGATCCCGGTACGCAGAGCGCCAGCGCGCCGCGTGCGGCGCATGGCTTGGGTGCGGATGGTGTCGAACATTCGTCAGTCTCCCGTCAGGTTGGGTCAGGGCACGGTGCCCCGATTGCCCCCGCGGAGAGCAGGGGCAATCAGGGACCGCGCCTAGCGCGTCGTGCAGGTGCAGACGTATCGACCATCCGGCAGGTAGCCGCACACCTTGCGGCCGTAGGGTCCGCAGCCATCGTACTGGGCGGCGGCGGGCGTGGAGAGGGTAAGGGCGAGGACAGCGGCGGCGAGGTAGCGCATCGTGTTGGGTCTCCTGATTCCGGCCGGCGCACCGCGCGCCTGCCATGGGTGAGACTGTACGCTCGCGCCGCGGGCGCGGAATTGATCTAGGTCAAGGATTCGGAATGTTAGTGGGCACTATTTTGGCCGAGCGATAGGTTATGGGCTATAACCATTTCGTAGCGGCGTAACGCCTTGATTGCGCACGCGAACGATAGGCGCGCATGATGTAGTACATGAGAATCGCTCGGGATGCTGTTTGCATTCAGCACGTTACGGTGTGCTATCGCTCGGGCTTTTGCGCCGAGCGATGCGCGTATTGCGAGCGATAGCCGAGCGATAGCCGAGCGATGCGCCTTGATTCTAAAGGGAAACGTAAGCGATAGGGCCATGCGCGGGCATAGCTGCTATCGCTCTAGTCCGCGTACCTTAGTACGCGGACGAGCGATGCGCAATGCGAGCGATGCAATGGCGCGATCGCGCCCCGCCCCGACGATGGCCTAGGCGGGTGGTGCCCGCGGCGCGGTGCGCCCGACTGGCACGGATGTTGCCGGACCGCGCCAGAGCCCCGTGGCGCCCCGCCGCCCCGCCCCGCTACCATGGTAGCTGGCCCCCTGCCGATCGTGGCGCCACGGCTACGGGAGAATCGTGCCAGCTTGGGCCGGCGCGCGTGACATCCGTCACGGTCGGGGCGGGCACGGCGCTTGCTTCTCGGGTGCCGCGTTCCCGCACCGCAACACGCAACACGCAACACGCAACACGCAACACGCAACACGCAACACGCTCCCCGCTCCCCGCCCCGAGCCATGTCGGAAATCCGACATTGCACATTGCGGAATGCACCATGCCGGTGCGCGCCCGGGCGCCGTGCACCAGCGTCGTGCATGGTGCGCCGTGCACCATTCCGGTGCTGCTGCGGCGCACCATGCCCCCTGCGTGGTGCATGTTGCGGTGCAGCGGACCGGGGGCGGGGGGTGTGGTGCGGGCTCCGCTGGCTGCGGCCTACCTCGCGGATTCCTAAAGAGAAATTGGCCAGAGAGCCACCCCGGCACACCGCACATTGCACACCGGAATCGCTTCCCGGTGGGTACGCGCCGTGCATCGCGCGATGGGGCGTATCGGGGCGCGATATGCCCCATGCGGGACGCGGTAGATCCCCCGAACTACCGCAGGTTCGGACCTCGAAGACGCGTGAGGTTCGACGCCTACCCGCCCATCCTTGGGTCCTCGCGGTGCGCGGTACGCGGTGCGCGCGCCCCGCCCCGCCACCCACCCCGCCACCTGCACCACGGTGGTGCACCCGGGGGCGCTGGTTGGCGAGTATGGTACCATTTCTCAGGAGGGGGAGCGACCCGGTGAAACCGCTGATCGAAGTCGTCGAGGAGCCGATCGAGGCCGCGCCGACCCGCGTGTGCTCGGCCTGCGGGGAGACCAAGCCGTTCGACGTCAAGAACTGGTACGCCGACCGCTCCAAGGGGAAGGGGCTCAAGCCCCGCGGCACGCGCTGCAAGTCCTGCTACCGGTCCGGCATCAAGTCGGCCAAGCAGATGGAGGATATCAGCACCCGGCAGGCGGGCCTCAAGCGCGCCGGGGTCAAGGCCGGCAAGGTCGACCCCCGGGCGCTGCGCGACGCGATGGCCGGGGGCGTGGGCGCCCTGAACGAGTACGCCGGCGACCTGCTGGCGATCGTGATGGCCTACGCGCTCGACCCGACCTCCCCGGAGCACCAGTGGGCCCTGAAGCTGATGACCGAGCGGGTCATGCCGGCCAAGATGTTCGCCGAACTTGGGCTCAACGCCGCCGGGCTGCTGAAGGGCGGCAAGGAACAGACACGGTCCGTGACGATCACGGTGAACGAACTGGGAGCGAAGCCAGATGGCATGGGAACCGGGCAGGAACGATCCGGAGACGGATCGGATGAAGGAGTTCGCGGGGACGACGGGGACGCCGGTGCCGGCAGCGCCGCCGCCGTACATCCCGTGGACGCCGATCGTGCCGGCGTGGGACCCGGTGCCGGCGTACCCGCACAAACCGGAGATCCCGACGCAGCGGGACGACGAGACGCGCAAGGACTTCCTGAAGCGCCTCGACCGGTCGATTTCGACTCGCTCCTCTGAGGAAGCGATGGACGCCAAGCGCTGGCGCATCGCGAAGTGCTTGGCGGCGTACGGCTACGACGACGTCGACGAGGAGATCGTCGAGGCGCTGCTGAGGGCGATGCAATGACGTGGCTCCGCAAAAAGCGGGGCGGTCGTGTCCCCCTGCAGGCGCTCGCGCACGACGCGGCCGCCGGCACGTTCTACCTCGACGCCGAGGCGCGGCGAGTGCTCGCGGCGTTCCGCGCACTGTCCGAGCAGCAGCAGAAAGAGATCGTGGTCGGCGTCCTGCAGAGCGGCGGGGAGTCGATCGGGGCCGAGGACATCCCCGGCGGAGTGCCGGAGGCGACTGACGTGACCGCGAGCAGCGGGAGCGTCACGGACGAGCCGCCGGCGTACGAGCCGGGCGACGGAGACGACTGACATGCAGGGCTTCTTCGTGGACCTGTGGGCCAACACCCGCAAGAAGGAAGCGGCGGAGCAGGAGCGGCTGAATGGAACTGACGTTCACGCTACACCCGGCGCAGATGCGGGTGTTCACGGCGAAGAAGCGCTTCATCTCGCTGATGGCGGGGAGGCGGTTCGGGAAGACGAAGCTGGCGATCGCGCGGGCGGTGACGAGCGCGGTGGATCCGCGCAACACCATGAAGCTGCCGGTGTACATCGTGGCCCCGACGTACTCGCAGGCGAAGCAGCTGTACTGGCTCCCGCTGAAGGCGGCCCTGCGGCCGCTGATCGTTAACGAGAACGTCAACGACGGAGTGCTGTACCTCGACGGCGACATGATCGTCGGGGTGAAGGGAAGCGACAGGCCCGACACGCTGCGCGGCGTCGGCCTGTGGGACGTGATCCTCGACGAGTTCGCGGACATGAAGCCCGAGACGTGGTCCTCGATCCTGCGCCCGGCGCTGTCGGACGTGGGCGGAACGGCGCTCTTCATCGGTACGCCGAAGCCGCGGAACCACTTCACGCTGCTGCACGAGCGCGCGATGCAGGACACCACCGGAGAGTGGGCCGCGTTCAACTTCACGACCTTCGACAACCCGTTCATCAAGCGGGAGGAGATCGAGAAGGCGAAGGCGCTGCTGTCGCGGGACGAGTTCGAGCGCGAGTACTTGGCCTCCACCAAGACGTACACCTCGCGGATCTTTGCACTGGACAACATCAAGTACGCCTCGGCGCCGCCGACGTACATGGTGAACGAAAAGGAAGTCGAGCGGCCGGGCGATTGGTTCGTAGCCGTCGACCTCGCGGGCTTCGCGGACGTCGAACAGGCGTCCGACTACAAGCAGAAGCGCCTCGACCAGACCGCGATCGCGGTGGTCAAGGTGTGCGACAACGGGCAGTGGTGGGTCCGGGACGTGCACCTCGGGCGCTGGGGCATCGAGCAGACCGCAGACCAGATCGTCGCGGCTGTGAAAAGCGTCGGGGCCATGCACCTCGGCGTCGAGAAGGGCGCGCTGTTCAACGCGGTGCAGCCGCTGCTGCAGCGCAAGCTGCTCGCGGAGAAGCAGAGCGTGGCCATCCGGCCGCTCTCGCACGAGAACAGGTCGAAAAACGACCGGGTCGCGTGGGCCCTGCAGGGCAGGATCGAGAAGGGCAACGTCATTTTCCGCACCGCGGACTGGAATCGCGAGGTGGAGCACCAGCTGTCAGCGTTTCCCAACGCGCTGGTGCACGATGACGGGGTCGAGGCCATCGCGTACATAGCGCAGATGGCACAGGAGAACGTCTTCGACTCGTTCGGAGGCTTCAAGGAACAGACGTACTGGGCGCCTGCAGACGAAAATGCAGACATCGGCTATTGACGAGAAAGCTTGACGCGCGCGGACCGCGCCGAGATAGACGGAATGTACCACTTTTGCCACGTGTTGCGGAAAATCACGGGGCAACCGTGGCAGGTAGATCACACAGTGCCGGTGCAAGGCAGAACCGTCTCCGGGCTGCACGTGCCGTGGAACCTTCAACCCATGCTCGCTCGCGATAACGCCGCGAAGGGCAACAAACTGGCGTCGTAAATGGCCTCGTTGCCCGTAATGTCTGCCGGGAAAGCGCGAATCGTCGAGGACGAGACCACCGACAAGGTGCCGCTCGACGGCGAGAAGCGCGAAACGCTCGTCTCGTGGGTCGTCGCGCGCACGGACGAGTGGCGGACGAACCGCCAGACCAACTACGAGGCCGACTGGGACCGCTACGAGCGCCTCTGGCGCGGCATTCCGAGCAAATCGGACAGCGAGCGGGCCTCCGAGAAGTCGACTTTCGTGTCGCCGGTGCTCTCCGAGGCCGTCGAGAACAACGTCGCGGAGATCGAAGAGGCCGTTTTCGGCCGCGGCGACCTCTTCGACATGCGCGCCGAGACCGGGGACAGCCCCGAGATGTCTCAGGCGCTCGAAATGAACAAGGTGAGGCTCAAGGAAGACCTCGCCGGTAGCTCGTTCACCGGAAACGTGAGCGAAGTGCTCGTCAACGGGGCCGTCTACGGCCTCGGGATCGGCGAGATCGTCATGGAAGAGAGCACCCGGCGCGAGATCATGCCCGCGCAGGGCGCCGACGGCGAGATCGAGGCGCAAGTCGCCTCCACCGAGTACGACTACGCGTGCCTGCGCAGCGTCAACCCGCGCAACTTCCTGTGGGATCCGAACGCGCGGGGCGTCGACGACGGCCTCGGCGTCGCGATCGAGGAGAACGTCGGCCTGCATATCATCCGGATGGGGCAGGAGGACGGCCACTTCAACAAGAAGGCGCGCGTCAAGGCGTACGAGCCCGATCCGAAGCTGCGCGCGGACGTGCAGGGCGAGACTTCGCAGACGCCGGCCGACACCGCGCACGTGATCCGCTACTACGGGCTCGTGCCGGCGCACCTGCTCGACGAAGCGCAGGAGATGACCAAGAGCGAGTCGTCCCGCGTGGTCGACCTGTTCCCCGAGGAGGAGAAGTCGGAGGAGGTCGGCGAGGCCCGCATGGTCGAGGCGGTGGTTGTGATCGCCAACAAGAGCGAACTGCTCGTCGGCGAGCCCTCCCCGTACCTCATGCAGGACCGCCCGGTCACGATCTTCAAGTGGGACATCGTCCCGGGCCGCCTCGTCGGCCGCGGAGTGGGCGAGAAGGGCCAGCTGCCGCAGCGCCTGCTCGACGCGGAGCTACGCTACCGCATCGACTGCCTCGCGTACGCCAACTCGCCGATGGTCGCGATGGACGCGACGCGCCTGCCGCGCGGGTTCGAGTTCAAGACCAAGCCCGGGAAGAGCATCCCGGTGGTCGGCGACCCCGGCACGATGTTCAAGGAGTTCCGGTTCGGCGAGCCGAGCCAGAACTCGATGGGCCACTCGCAGATGCTGGACCAGATGGTGCAGCGCGCGACCGGCGGCGTCAACGGGCAGGCCATGGCGCAGGCCGCGGCGGGCGGCGAGGCGCGCACCGGCGCGGTCTCGATGGGCCTGAGCGCGGTGGTGAAGCGCTCCAAGCGCACGCTGATGAACTTCACGGACTCGTTCTTCATCCCGACGCTCCGGAAGATCCTCTGGCGCAACATGCAGTACTCGCCGCGCCGGTACATGCCGCTCAACTCGACGTTCGTGGCCACCGGCGTGATCGGCATCATGCAGCGCGAGTACGAGTCGATGTCGCTCGCGCAGCTGATGAACGCGATGAAGCCGGGCAGCATGGAGCAGCGCCAGATCCTGATGGGCATCGTGGCCAACACGGGCCTGAACAACCGCGCCGCCATCATCGAGACCCTGAAGAAGCAGGACGCGATGGAGCAGCAGGCCGCGCAGGCCGCCGCGCAGCAGCAGCCGGTCGACCCGCAGACGCAGATGCTGAACCAGCAGCTGCAGCAGGTCCAGATCCAGCTGCAGATCGAGGAAGCGCGCGCGAAGATCGCGAAGCTGCAGGCCGAGGCGGCCGAGGCGCAGGCGGCGGCGATGCTGAAGATGGCCGAGGCCCGCACCGAGGCGGCCCAGCCGGCCCTGCAGGCGCGCGAGATCGCGCTGAAGGGAATCTACAACACGCCGCAGGAACAGATGGCGCAGGAGTTCGACCACCGGATGACCGTGGCCCAGCAGATGCTGGATGCGGCCGACATCCAGTCGAACGAGCGGATCGCGCAGGCGCAGGCGCAGGCCAGCGTCGAGCGCGAAAAGATCAAGGCGGCCGCGAACGTGCGGTCGGCAGCGGTCAAGGCGCAGGGCGGCGTAGTCGAGGCGGCGGTTGCGCCCCGGCCGGCGCCCGCGCCGGCGGAATAGGGGGCGGATGCCGCCACCGCTGCGCCTCGCTCCCGCGGCGGTGCCCGGGCCGTTCGGCCCGGCCCCTACCTATTTCGGAGCGAATAGGAGCGAGCGATGGACGTGCTGAAAGACAAGGAACTGGACGCCTACTACCAGAGTCTGTTCGCGATGTTCTCGACTCCGGGCTGGAAGGCGTGGGTCGAGGACCGGAAGAAGGAAGTGGAGTTCCGCGCGAACCTGCGCAACGTGAAAGCGCAGTCGGTCGACTTCGTTAAGGGCCAAATCGACGTGCTGGACTACGTCGTGGCCGCCGAGGAGATCACGCGCAAGGCGTACGACGAACTGCTCACGCAGGACGCGCTGCCGTACAGCGAATCGGAGGAGTGATGGGCCTGCGCGTGTTCGACTACCGCTGCGCGAACGGCCACACCCACGAGCACTTCGTGGAGGCCGGGACGGAGCGGCTGACGTGCAAGACGTGCGGCGAGGAGGCGGTGCGGCTCCTGCCGGCGGTGCGGGCGCACCTCGATGCGGTCAGCGGCCACTTCCCGGGCGCGACGATGTCGTGGGAAGCGCGGCGCGAGCAGCACATGCGCAAGGAGCGGCAGGTTATGAAGGACCACGGTGAGTACCTCACCGGCGGCAAGGTAGGCGACGCATTCGGCGTCGGTAACCCGACGGAGTCCACCTAGGACAGCTTCGTCGGACATCAACATGTCCTGAGCGAGAGGGTAGCATGGCAGCCAAACTCCCGGAGTCGCAGACCCGCGCGGTCGACGAACTCCTCCCCGACGATCCGAACGTCCAGTACGCGGACCTCGACAACCTCACCGCGGACAACAGCCCGCCGGAGCAGCCCGAGCAGGTCGAGGACGAGCGCGACACGCCCGTCCGCCAGCCCGCGCAGGAGCCGGCCGACGACGCCGACGGCGCGGACGGCAAGTCGATCGAGGACCTGCGGCGCATGTACGCCGACAGCCAGCGCATGATCGGTGAGCAGGGCCGCGAACTCGGCGAACTGCGCCGGCGCGCGGACCAGTTCATCCAGATGCAGATCGCAGCCGCGCAGAGCAACCGCGCGCCGGCGCAGCCGCGCAAGCCGCTGGAGGACAGCGACTTCTTCGCGGCGCCCAGCGAGGCGACGAAGCGGCAGATCGCGGAGCACCCGGAACTGCAGACCATCCGCGCCGAGACCGCGCGGGCGCAGGCGGCGGTCGAGGGCTTCCGCCGGCAGCAGGCGAAGGCCGAGTTCGAGCGCTTGCATCCGGACAGCGCCGCGATCATCGCGAGCCCGGAGTTCCGCCAGTGGGTTGGCGGGAGCCAGATCCGGCAGAACATGCTCCTGCGCGCGAACCAGAACTACGACTTCGCCGCGGCGAACGAACTGTTCAGCGTGTGGAAGGACATCCAAGCCGCGCGCCAGCCGGCGAAAGACGAAGCGAACAAGGCGGCGGACGCGCGGCGCTCGCAGGCCAAGAAGGGCGCGAAGGTCCCGACCGGCGGCAACGCGCGGCCCGCTGACAGCGCGCAGGCGAAGCCGATCTACCGCCGGGCGCAGATCCTGAAGCTGATGGAGACCGACCGGGAGCGCTACGAGCAGCTGGCGCCCGAGATCGAGGCCGCGTACAGGGACGGGCGGGTGCGATGAGACTTCCGGGTAGCCGCGGCCGGTTCGCTGATGATATCGTCGGCCAGCGTTTCGGCAGGCTGACTGTTACTGGCCGCGCGACCAACCTGCCGGGCGGGCAAGCCCGGTGGCATTGTCTGTGTGATTGCGGCCGGGTAACGGTGACAATGGGTCGCCACATGCGCGCAGGTCGAGCGTCGTCATGCGGGTGCTACCAACGGGAGCTAGCATCCGAAGTAGCGAAGCGCACGTTCACGAAGCACGGTCTTACATCCGGCGGCGTGAAGGATAAGGCGTACTCATCCGCGGCGTGCCGCAAACGGCAATCCGCGAAGATGAATCGGACGCCGCGCTGGCTAACAGAGGAAGACCACGTTAGCATGCGCGGACAGTACGCGATGGCCGCCATGCTGTCGCAGTTGGTCGGCGTGCCGTACCACGTCGACCACATTGTGCCGCTGCAAGGCAATACCGTAAGCGGGCTGCACGTGCCGTGGAACATGCGCGTGGTTCGCGGGTTCGACAACTTGTCGAAGGGCAACAAGTTCGCAGGAGCGTAGGCACCATGCAGGAGCGAATGGTGGACGCTGGCGGGGGCGGGCAGCTCTCACCGGCGGGCGTGCTGGACGGCAAGCACCTGCGGCGGCGCGGGGAGTGGGTGTTCAACGAGGGGCTGCCGGCGATTGCCGCCAACGTCTCGTCGAACCTCGCCTCCGGGCTGAAGCCGTGGCAGCCGGTCAAGGTCCGCGACGCGGAGGTGGCGGTGGTCGGATACGGCCCGTCGCTCACCGCGTCGCTCCCGGCGCTCGCCGCGCTCGCGCAGCGCGGCGTGCCGGTGTGGACGTGCAGCAAGGCGCACGACGCGGTGCTCGCCGCCGGCATCCCGGTGGCGCGGCACACTGACGTCGAGTACCGGCCGCACAAGGCGCTGTACATCCGGGAGTTCCGGCCGGAGATCGAGTACGTGCTCGGGCTCCAGATTCACCCGTCGTACCTCGCGCGGCTGCGCGACGCCGGGATCGAGCCGAAGGCGTTCCTGATGTCGATCCCGGGCATGCCGCCGGGCACCGCGGCGTACCGCAAAACGGTGATCGAGCTGCCGGAGCGCCTGCGCTGGGTGCCGGACGCCGGGCTGACGATCGCGTCGCTCGCGTACGGCATCGGCTACCGGCGCCAGCACTGGTTCGGCATCGACGCCGGGCTGGGCGAGGACGGCGCCACGCACGCCGGGATGCACGAGGGCGTGAAGTCGAACAAGCGAGACGTGCTGGTGGACGGTCAAATCCGCGGCACGTCGGAGATACTGATCCGCGAGGCAATCGTCGCGGACGAGATGTTGCGCGCGGCCCCGAAGCTGCGCGTGACGATCCACGGGGATGGGCTCCTACGGCCCTTCCTTCTGGCGAGAGGCATTCAGCTGTCGTAGGCGTCGCTCCGGGTAGGGCCGCAGTCCTCCGGAGATCGTACCACTGCCGTCCCTGCTGGTTCCTGAGCAGGGGGAACGTCGAACCACCCCATCGCTTCCGGCGTGCGCCGGGGAGAGCGCTGGCAGGGCCCGAAGTACCCCCTTTCTCAATCAACCATTCAAGGAAAAGCAATGGCCTACGATCTCGGCGCATCCAGCGCTGACCTCACCGAAGTACGCACGTCGGGCTGGACCCCGACCCTGTGGAGCGACGAAATCCTCGCCGCCCACAAAGCGAACCTCGTCGTTGCCTCCCGTGTCCGGCGCGTGAGCGTCAAGGGCAAGAAGGGCGAAGCGATCAAGTTCCCGAAGCCCACCCGTGGTGCGGCGTCGGCGAAAGTCATGTCGACCGTCGTGACCCTGATCCCGGAAGCGGGCTCCAGCGTCACCCTCAACCTCACCGCGCACTGGGAGTACTCGCGGCTGGTCGAGGACATCGCGGAGGTCCTCTCGACCGCCGCGCTGCGCCGGTTCTACACCGACGACGCCGGCTACGCGCTTGCCGTGGCGAAGGACAGCCAGATTTTCTACGCGGCTGCGACCCTCAACGGCGGCTCGGGCGTGACGACGACCTACACGGGCGCGGTCATCGGCTCGGACGGCACGACTGCCTACGTCGACAACAGCGCGAACCAAGCGCCGATCACCGACGCCGGCATCCGGCGCGTGATTCAAGTGCTGGACGACAACAACATCCCGATGAATGACCGCTTCCTCGTCATCCCGCCGGTCGCCCGGCGCACGATGATGGGTCTCGCGCGGTTCTCGGAGCAGGCGTTCATCGGCTCCGGCGAAACGATCAAGACCGGCAAGATGGGTGAGGTCTACGGCGTCGAAGTCGCGGTGTCGAGCAACTGCCCGACCACCTCGGCTGGCGCCCGGATCGCGCTCCTCGCGCACAAGGACGCGCTGCTCCTCGGCGAAGTCCTCGGCCCCCGCGTGCAGACGCAGTACAAGCAGGAGTACCTCGCGACCCTGCTCACCGCCGACACGATCTTCGGCGTGGTGGAAGCCTACGATAAGGGCGGGGTAGCCATCGCTGTCACTGCGTAACAGCAGTCGACATGAGTTAGCCTGACGCGCGAAAGCGCGCTGTGGAACGGGTGCCGGAAACCCGTGAGGCAAAAGCCGGCTTCTCACCCACAGGAGAACGAAATGCGATTGACACGCGAAAACGTGCTTTGGTTTGCGGGGCTGTTCGAAGGTGAAGGGTGTTTCCAACTCAACACCGGCAGGCAGTCCGTCGGGCTATACGTAAAAATGACCGACCGCGACGTGCTTGAAAAGGCGCAGTCGATGTTCGGCGGCCGGATATGGGACGGGCAGCGTAAGGCCGCGGCCCACCACAAGCAGTCCTACACGTGGCAGCTTACAAAGCGCGACCAAGCCTACGCTCTCGTAGCCGCGATGTACCCCTTCTTAGGGGGCCGTCGCAAATCCAGAGCGCTGGAGTGGATCGCAAAGTACGCTACGCTTCCGGCGATTGGCCGCTGTTCCCGCCACGGTTTGGTAGGAACGTACGTGGCCGGTAAGTGCCGGTGCGACGCGTGTCGAACCGCATACAATGCCTACAAGCGAAAGCTGTACGCAGAAGGCCGGCTCACGCGATAGCCACCGTAACCTAGAAAGGACAACACCATGTCTCGGCAATCCGAAGGCGTGTTCACCGACGGCCGCGTGGTCGTCGTGAACACGGAAGCAAACATCAAACTGACCGAGCAGGAGCACGCCGATCGCATCGTCGTTCTCTCGCTGGCGTCGACGGACGGGCAGACCATCACCCTTCCGAAGGCGCGCGGGTCGGGCGCGAAGTACACCGTCATCAACAACGTCGAGCAGACGCAGTCGATCCTCGTCACGGCCGCCACCACGGCGGACGTGTTCGCGGGCAGTATCGCGGTCATGCAACCGTCGACCGCCGTTGCCACCACCTACATCCTGTCGTTCACGGCCACCGCCAGCGACTACCGGATGACGTGGAAGGGCACCGACGGCACGACCGGCGGCAAGATCGGCGACATGTTCGAAGCGTGGGACATCGGCGCGACCAAGTGGCTCGT